GTCTCCAAGGCGACAGGCTCAGATGTCAGCGTCTTTTGCAGCGACATCTGGTGCGTCACACCGCGCTGCACGCCGATGAACTTCACGGCGTCCATGCGGCGGACGAACTGGCTGTCTTCAGGGGCGGGCGCGCCGCCTTCCTGGAAGAATCCGCCCTCGGGATTCTGGCTGTAGGACTGTATCTCGGTGTGCTGGTCGACCGCCGAGAACGTCGGCAGCTTGGGCAGCATCGGCCACAGCTTTACGTCGTTGGCCTTGTAGGTTGTGACCTTGAGTGTGTCCTCAAGGGCCTCAACACGCAGCGCCGAGGCATCGCCTGGCACGGTGCCACCTGCCGCGGGAGCAAAGTTATACCCGCCGGTCAGTGCTTTGTTCATCTCCATTGAGCGGGTCAACTCGACCACATCTTCTGCAGAGGGTGCGGCAGACAGGCTGCCCAACAACTGGTTGTTGTACATGGAAACGTTTCCTTAGTGGCTTTTTAGGCCGCTTTGTGTGTGGGTGTGTCGAGTCAGCCTGCGCGGCGTTTGCTCTGCAGGTAGGCTTTGACTTCTTCGACGATTGGTGCGGGCAGCTCGCGTGAGCTTTCGAACATCGTGACGGCCTTCGACAGGTCGTTGCCGCTGTCGCTGCGGCCGCCGAGGCCCTTGGCAAACGACTTTTCAGTCATCTCCAAAAGCGCACTGCGCACGATGTTGTGGTCGACGGTGGGGCGCTCACCCTCACCGAAGGACTTCTGCATGGGCTGCACGACGCCGCGGGCCTTGGGCGCACGCACGGGCTGCTCCATTTTTTGCTCATGTGTTTCGGAGAGGCTTTTGACGACGTGTCCGATGTCGCACAGCACCTGCGCCATCAGCAGGTTGTGCTCATGCTGCGCGGACTTGTGGCCCTCGATGGCGTCGCCGAGCGTCTGCATGCCCTTGCACAGGCCGTCGGCCTGGGCGCGCAGATAGTCGGATACCTCGATGGTGCGCGCGACATCTTCGCTGGCTGTCACCTCGGCGGCGGCAGACTTGCCCAAAGACTCCTCGGGCTGGGCATCTGAGCCGTCGATGAGCCGCAACAGTTCCTGTTTTTCTGATTTGCTCAGATTGCCATCACGGCTTTTGGCAAACAGGCGCTCTTTGCGCGTCTGCGTATCGTTGGACTCGTAGAAGTCCTGCAGTTTGCGCAAAGCCTTCTCCAGGCTTGCAGGGGTTGTGCGCAGCGACTTTTTGGTGCGCTTTTTCTCCATCGACTCGCCATCGTCGTCATCGCTGTCGGAGTCGCCGCTGTCGTCGTCCTCGTCTTCGTCTGCGCTCTCGTCGTCGTCGTCAGACTTGGACGTTTTTTTCTTCAGCCAGGGTGGCATTTTCTTTTTGCCAGCAGACTTTTCGACGGATTCGTCGACATCCTGCGCCTCGGTCGTGACTTCATCTTCACGTGATTTGGGGTTTGCCACAGCAATCCGCCTTTCAGTTGGGGTTAGATGATTTGTGCGTTTTGTAAGTCGTGCGAAAAAAGCACGACATCGTACGCCTGCGCGTACGTGCATCCCGGAACACGTGCCTGCACGTAGGCGACGGCTTGCTCGGTGCTCAGGCTTTTGGCGACGCGTTTTTTGCGCTTTTTGTTGCGGCCAGCGTTGTCTTTGACGCGGCCTTCAAGCTGCTCTGGGGCGACGATGCGGCCGCCCGTAGGACCCGAGCCAGGCACGTCTGGCAAAGGTATTGGCGGACCACCGCCGCCCATGGCCTTGATGGTTTCGTCTTCGATGGCCTGCAGGCTGCGCACCAACACATCGAGGCGACATTGGACGTTCACAGGGCAGGATGTGATCGCCACGTTGCGGATTTTGGCCTTGGCAATGACTTTATTGCCGGCACCTTGCCGCTTGACGATGCTGCCCTCGACAGAAAAACCTAGCGTGCGGTCCGTTCCCTGCAGCGCTTGGGCCAACTCCCAGATTTGATCTGCTGCGGCAGTGTTAAGAAGCCACCCCTCAACCCATGTGCCGTTGGCGACAGCCGTTGCGCCGTTAGGCAGCATGTCGCCTGGTGCAAACCGGATGAGGCTTGTCTTGTCGGGGTAGCCCAGGACATCAACGGTCTTGCTGGAATGGTTGTCGTTGAACCAACCGTTTTTGAGGAAGTCATCCCAGTCGAGATTGTCCTGCAGGATTTTCTCTCCCTGCCGGTCAATACCGTCTGTCGTACAGATACCCCCGAGCCTGCGCTTTTGTCCGTTGGGTGCATCCGCCTTCTCAAAGGCGTGCATCGGGCAATCAAACGAGAATTGCCCAGCTGCTTTGGCGCTCGGCGCGGCGGCTTGTGCACTGTGCGGATGGGTCACGGTTCACCATAAAAAAAGGGCGTGACCCACGTGCCAGGCATGCAGGGGAAGTGTCCCCTGGGCCTAACTCGCTTTGCACGCCCCAACGCGACAGTTCGTAAGAACTGCGCTACGGGCCTACGACGCCAATGCTTGCGCGTACCGCTTTTAGGATGCCGATGTGTTTTGGTGTGCGCAAAAAAGGCGCAGACTTGCCTACTTGCGCACGCGCACGACGAAACTATCGCGTGACTTGTCTTGTTCCGGCCAGCTCAGGCGCACCGGCAGCCGCACATCCGACTTGCACCAAAAGCAGCGCACCGAGCAGCCTTCGTCATCGAAGACCACCGGACCCCCGGCGCGCAGCTTGGTCTGGGTGCCGCTTTTTTGCAGAAGCTTCTCCCGGCAGTGGGGGCAGCGCATGTTCAATCGGCCACGACAGGCCGTCGTTTGGGCCTTTTGACCGGTTTGTCCTGCTCACGCATGGCCGTCCACACCTGTACGTCGGACGCAACATCGGCTGCTTGCGCCTTGCTCTGTGCCAGACGCCGGTCGATGACGCGCCGGTCGTCGACGATATTGGCCGCAGAGCGCTTGGGCACCAGAGCATCGGGCGTCACGTCCAGACGCACGGGGTTGCGTGCCGGGCCCGTCGTACAGCGCTCGACGCTGTCACGGTCGACTTTCGTGGGCCTGGGCTGAGGCGGCTGCGACTGGGCGTGCGCGGCCTGCGCCAGGCCTGCGATGTCCTGGCGGTTGAGCGGCGATTTGCCGTGGTTGTCCGGTTTTTTAAGCCTGTAGACGAAGTTTTGGCCCAGCCCCCCAGCCCCTGTCTGCACGTTGGCGTCGGCTGTGGCCACATCCTCAACATCGTCGACGCTGACCTGCGCCGACTGTGTGGCCTTGTGCAGAGGCTCTGTGGGGGCCGATACGACCAGCCGTGTCGCGTGCGCATCGCGTGCGTGGCCGGCCAAAAACGCCTGCAGCTGGGGCAGGTGCACCTGGTCGATGGCCGTGCATCGGCTCTTGCTGAAGCGGTCGTGGTACGCTGCCAGGGCGTCGAGGGCAGAGGTGAAGCCCAACGCGACCACATCGGGCGTCGTCTGGCCATGCAGCACGTAGGCCGTGGTGCAGCTGGCATCCGAGCCTACGCTTGCGGCCAACAGCCCCAAGTGGCTTTTGATGAAGCCATGCGCCATCGCACCGCCCTCGGTAACGCACGGCACGTGGCGTGCTTTGTGCAGCGTCAGCCCGAAAGCCTCAAAGGTATGCGCGCGCGTGTGCATGGCTTTGTTTAACATGCTTTTTTCTGCAGCCTCATCGGACGCTGCGGCAGGGTCTGAGTGCACGCCCAGCGTGCCGCCGGGCACCAGCTGACCTGCGGCGTTGAAGCCGCCGCCTGGGGGGACGCGCACAAGTGTACAGCGGCAGTTGTGGCAAACGATGCTGTTGGCCACATAGCTTTCGTCCTCTGTCACGCTGAGGTTGTAGACCTCGCCTGTATACGGCAGGCGCTGTGTCTTGATTACTTTTTGCATAAACGGCACAAAATCGTCATGAGCGACATCGACCGCAGGCCTTTTGCAAGCCAGCTCAACATAGACGTTTTGGTGCGTCGCCACTTCAAGGACAAGACGCCCCTGCACGCTATAGCCGCGCAGACTGGCTGCTCGGCGCGCCTTTTGTCGCGTGTTTTGAAGGCCCACGGGTTCACGCCGCGCCGCTCGAACTGTCTGCAGATTTGCCCGGAAACAGTCGCGGGGCTCTACCACGAACGCGGCATGACCATCGGCGCCATCGCCAAGCTGCTCGGCCGCGACCGCCACCTCGTCGGGCGTCGCCTGGCCGACAGCGGCAGGCCCAAACTCAACTCTCGTGTCCAGGACACCCTCAACGCCGAGCAAATCTTCAGATGGCACTACGGCGACGGGCTGAGCCTCTACGCCATTGCCCGCAGGCTCGATGTCAGCCGCAGCAGCCTCTACACCTTGTTTCGCAAGCACAACCGGCAGTGGCGCGACGGCAGACAGGCGCAGTATGCCCGCCGCCTCCTGCTCGACGCGCCGAAAGCACAGCCGGCCCAGGCTGTCGTCTATGAAGGTATCGTCCTCGAGCCGCAGGCTGCAGCCGCTGGCGATGGAGACCACGGTGTTGCGCTCGAAGCGCAGCTTGCCGCGCAGGGCGGGGACAACGGGCCCGTCGGCGATGGCATCACGGGCGTAGACAAACCCCTCGTGCAGCCAAACGCTGTCGGGCAGCACCAGAGCTAAAAATGGCCCGTCGGGGTTGTCGCCGTACAAAAGCGTGGCCGTCGACACCCCTGGGCACGGCTCGCCCAAGGGCTTGATGTCTTTGGGGTGCGCGATGTCGTGGCCCAGCATGTCACCGGCCGCAACTGCGCCAGCTGGCACAAACTGCGCACCGTCATAGACTGGGTGGTTGGGCGTCACGGTGACGCACGAGCCCGGGGTGTGCAGCTGCACGACTTCGCCCGCGTGCGCGGAGCGCCAGGTGTGGGTGACGGCCCGCCAGCGGCCGAGGTGCGTGCGCACCAGGGTGCCCGGCAGGATATCCTCAACTCTCTTGGGCCCGGCCTGGGTCATGATGAGGGTGCCCGGCACACAGCAGTTGGGGTGCAGGGGGCCTACGACCGGGCGGCGGTCTGCGGCCTTGCGGCCCACATTGGTCCCCTGGGCCATCAAAGCTGCCAGGCTGAAGATGCGCGGCGCTTTGTCGGGGCCGAGCAAAAGGTCCAGACAGCTGTCGCAGGCGTCCCTGTTGGGCATCTTGGCCACTAGCGCATCGGGGCCGTGCCGCTTGGCGATGGTATCGGCAAGGCCGCGCTGCATGGCGTCCTGCGTCTCGAAATTGGCGATGCGCCGCAAATCACGCGTCCAATCCTGCGTTGCGTGGCCCAGCTGGCTCTTGAGGTTTTCGATGGAGCCTTGGGCTGCGATATTGCGGGTGACCTCCTGGCGGATGGTCGTGCGCAGGGTGCGCTCCAGATGGCGGTCGGCCTCAATAAGCAGCGCGCCGGTCTGGGTGGAGACCTTGTTGCCCAGGCCCACGATGTACTGGCCTGCCTGTTGGGCTGCGATTTTGACTGCGGCTTTTTGCGCATCCGACAAAGGCACGGGCTGCCGTTTGATGTGCGCCACAAACTGCGGGTAGGTCAGCTTGCGCGACTCGGCGTCTTTGAGTGATGCCAGTATGGCCCCATACACGTAAGCGTCGTCGAGCGTGTCGATGGTGTCGGCCACCAGGCCCTTGGCCTTGAGCTGGGCCAAAATCTGTGGTGCCACCGCATCGACACCATAGGCGTAGACCGCATAGGCGCTGTGGTAGTCGGCAATCAGTTGGCGGATGGCCTGCAGCTGCTGCGGCGTCAAAAGCATCGGAGTCCCTTCGAGCGCCAAAAAGACGCGCAGGGCCCCAAATTAACACGCCGGCCCTATTTGCGTGGGGTCTTGAGCATGTTCAGTATCGCGGCCTGCATGCGATGCAGCATCTGTGTGTAGGCGTCTGTCTGCTGCACAAGCAGATGTTCCATGGCGGGATGCTCATGCGGGCCCAAGCCTTCCTTGTCGGCCTTTTTGCCCTTCTTGCGCTCAGGCACGACACGCCTGCTTGAGGCTGCGGCGCACCTGTTGGGTGGCAGCCTCTTGCGCGCAGTTGGGCTCTATGTGCTGCATGTGGGCCAGATACGCGTCCGTCAGGGCGCTTAGGGTCTGGGCCAGCTGGGTGCGGGCCTGGATGCGACCCAAATCGTTGGTTGCATGCGCCATCTGCGTGGCGGCCTGCAGGTGTCGGCCGACTGCTGCGAGCAATACATCTATTTTAGGCGATGGCGTTGAGCGCATGGCGTATCTCCTCAAAACAGGCCTCAGCAACATCAGCGCGGTGCTTTGTGTCTTCGACCGCTTTGGCCTGCCGGCACCGTTGCGTGCAGCGCTTAAACAATGCCAACATTTTTTTGTTTTCCGCCGCTCGCAGCTGCGCATCTGCAATGCTGCAAATGCGCATGTTGACCTTGACCCCCAGCCGGATAGCTTCAGCGCCCTGTGTAATGGCTCGTTTGAACATGCTGGCAGTATCCCCCAGCGCCCGCCCGTGGATCAAGTTGCATCTATGCTAGCAAAGCGTGGGTCGCCAGCAAGCGGGTCGCCCCACACAACATACACGCCTGTCGCCGGCGCATCGTCGGGGGCTGTGATGTGCAACGTCGTAAACTGCCCCTCGAAAAACATCCGGGCCTGCGCGCTGGCCGACACCGAGGCGCGCGTCAGCTGCATCTGTGCGCCGTCGTCAATCTGCACCTGGCAGTCGTGGTCCATGCGCAAGTAAAAGCCCATCGGCTGCGACAAGGTGCCGGTGCTCAGCTGTTGGGTGGCCTTGGGCTTGAGCACAATGCGGCCCGACTCCATGTTCTGCAGGCTGTCGACGATGACGCTGGCGTCGTTGCCCAACGGCCCGAACAAGACGCTTTGGCCGGCCGTATCTTCAGTCAACAGGGGCGTGACGGTATAGGTCAGGCGCATGGCGTCATCTCCGTTAGGGCTTGAGCCGCAGGTGGTGTCTTAGGGCCAGTGACTTGCGCACGATGTCCAATTCCTGGGCACCGGGCACGTGGATTTTGCGCACCAGCAACGATGCGGCCAGCTTCTCGCCATCCGATTCGTTGTCCTCGGCGTCCTGGTCGTCGTCTTTTTCGTTATCCGAGGTGTCGGTATCGTCCGGCGTCGTGCCGTCTGGGGCAGCACCAGAGGGCGCAGAAGACCCACCGCCAAAGGCTGTCGGTGCCGGCATGTTTTTCTGGATGTAGTACTGCAACCAGGTGGGGTCTAGTATGATATCACCGCTGCCGTCTTTGAGCGGCGGCTTGTCCTCCTCGGCCCGCACCTCGTTGACGGTCCAGCTGCTGCGCACCCGCTTGTTGTTGAGTTCGGCCAACTCTTCGCGCGACATGGCGTCGAGGCCGACAAACTCAAATTTGAAGTCCTCGTTGATGGGCCACAGCAGGTGCACGTTGATGCAGTGGGCGATGTGCGCCAACAGGGGCCGCAGGCCCCGCTCGCGGCTCTCGATGATTTTGTCGCGGTTGCCGCCCTGCGACAGGGTGGATGTTTGGCCCGCATTGCCGTAGGGGTGACCAATTTCGTCGGGGCTGATGCAAAAGACCGAGCAGGTGCACTTGATCAACAGATCTATCCACTGCTGAAAACCCATCTCCTGGTTGGTCTGCTGCATGTTGACCCATTCGACGCCCTGCTCGGCGTTCGTGATGGGTGTGCGCCAGGCGTTCTCCACGCCCGTAAGCATCGCGTACCACTGCTGCTTGAAGGCGTTGAGCATCTTGGTCGACATACCGGCCTTGATGTTCAACAGACCCTTGGGTGTGGAGTTTTGCGTGAAGTACTTGGCGTTGTATTCGAAGCCGTTGACGAGGTTGCTGACGGTCTGCACCAATAGCTCCAGCTCGCTTGTGCCGTAGCCCTGCAGACGGATGTTGGTGCTGGGGTTTCTGACGCCATACATCAATTCGTTCTGCGTAAATTCCGCAATGATGGTGCCGTCGTACACCTGCACATAGCGCGTGGCGTCTTCTAGGTCCTCGTCGATGTGTGCGCGCGCTGAGTCGGCCAGGCGGATGGTGGCGGCATCCACGGCATAAAACTCTGCCGGCTGGCCTTTTTTGTTGGCGACAATCTCGGTGGCATGCGCGTCGTAGGTGTAGGTATCGTCGACTATCTTGCGCAGGTAGGTGCTGAAGTTGTCGCGCCCGCGGGGGTTGTCTGTGATGCCCGTGCGCGAGAAGAAAGTCTCCATCTGCTGCACAAACTTGCGGTCCTGGCGGCTGAGCTGCCGGTCGCGGTCGCGCAGACGGATGACGTACCCTGTTCCGAAACGGCTGCTTTGCGGGTGGGCGAAAGCCGCCACCTGGTTTTTGCGGGTCTGCAAGATGCCGCCCACGATGGGCATCCTGTAGCGCACCGCCTGCAAGGTGGCGTATCCGACGGGGCTGGGCCTGTCGCGGTAGCCCATCTGCGCCAATACCTGGTACGGGTCCCACTGGATGGCCTTGGGGTCGTCTTTGGCGGGCTCGGTGGGTGCCGGGTGGCTCAGTGAGGTCTCTGCTTGGCCGCCGCCTGGCGCGGACGTGTTGCGCTCGTTGGTCGACGGCGCATCTGCACGGGCCAAAGCCTCAAGGCCGCCGCTTGCCGCTCCACGGATGAAATGCGCTGCTTTGTCTAACAAGCCTGGCATGCTCGCCCTGTTGGCAAAAAAGGGGAGCGGCAATGCGCCACCCCCCTTTGTATGGGTTAGTCGTCGAAGGACATCTGGTCGAAGCGAATGACCTGCGCATCGGGCTCGGTGATGGTCATGCCGCCGAACACAGAGATGTCAGCCTGGGCGGCGCTTTTTGCCAGGCCCGCACCATGCCGGCAGTTGGGGCAGGTGGTGTACATGGCGCTGTGCGTGTGGTTGCAGCTTTTGCACAGCGTGGCCTGCACGACACCGGGGTCGGCGGCGTTGTGCCAGTCCGAACCGTTGGCGTAAAACGAGCCGCCCTTGGCGAGTTTTGCGCACAGGGCGTCGAGGCCGGTGTTGGTTTTTTGCACGAGCGCTTCGTCGCTTTTGCGAAATTCAACATCACCGAGGGACTTTTTGCCGTCATAATATCCACCGGCCGCATAATGGGCGCCAGCCACACCGTGCGCATTTCCATCTTCGTGCAGACGGGCCGCGTCAATGTGGTCTTGCTGCGTGTATTTCGGGTAGGCCGCTTTTACGTGTGCGGCATTGCCTTTGTGCGATTCCACGCGCTGTTCGTAAGTCGAGTTATTAGGGTCTGCGTGCTGCAATTTTTTGTACTTCGCGCTTAATGATCCGTGTATCTCTTTTCCGGACGCTGTTTTGCCGACAGAGTCTTTATGCGGCATTTTCTCGCCATGCGCGGCCTGCGAATGGTGGAACGCCATTGTGGCATGGTGCAAAGAATCATCACCATGCGTATTTGCGCTCTCCGCGAAGTGCGCTTTAGCCGCGTCCATATGGTCGGCGCTTGAATATTTTCCTGCCGATTTTCCGGTGCTGTAAATAGGAGCCCCACTTTTTGTGTGGCCAATAATTTTTCCTCCCCTGCTGCCCTCGCCGGTCTTTCCTGCCTTCTGCAGGTCTCCATCCTCCATGCTGCGAAGGATGTTGCCCGTAACAACCTTTGTGGGTGCCGGCCGCGTCACATTGCCGTAGTCGCCACCGCACTCGTAGGGACCGCCGCCATCGACCTTGTCTTCTTTGATGGCACCTGCCGCAGCAACGCCTGTTTTCGTCTCAATGGAAGCGCCGCCGGATGGGTCTTTTGCGTTGCCGCTAAAATTGGTTTTGACCTTTTTAACCTCGGCGCTTTGGTCGGTAAACCCACCCGGGCCGGACTGGTTCGTCAGGTGCCCTGTGGGCCCCGTGAGTTTTTCGTCGAGGCCATCGATGGTCTCCACTTCGGCATTGCCGAGCTGGATACGGGCTTTTTTGAGGTAGTCGCGAAATACGTCTGCGCTTTTCATGAAGCAGTCCTTGGTGTCTGTGGGGATG